ACCTGATATTTGGTTTACCCTACTATATATAATTCCATCTGTGCAATACCATATCACCACTGGATTTAGTCTCTTGTCTGATAGCTTCAGTAATTTACGCACACCTATTGTTAAGGGGTAAGCGTCTCTAAGACTCTTGTTTTCAACTATAATGTCGGCATAAGCTATAAGGTTTTTATCCTTATCAAAGACCTTATAATCTACGTCAGTGTGGGATAGACGCATAAAATCACCCTTGAATAGGTTGACAAAGCATTGTATCGCATTTTTTTGTAACTTTGTATCTTTTTCTGACTCAAAAATCATAGCTCCATTAGGCAATTTATAGAGGTGTGTCCACCTAGAATAACAGCACAACCAATGGCTTGCTTTTTAAAATGTTTTGCATAAGCAGAAGCGTATGCGTTTGAGTCAACGCCACATCCTACTTGAGTTGCAAATATTCTAAACCTCTTACCTACCATCCACTCAGTATAAGCCTGAGTATGTATGTGTCCTTGCACAGTGGACATCATATCATTCTTAGCCTTCGTTCTAGCTGTCCCACCTTCGCCATGAACGTATTGTACGTTGTCATAGACAACTTGTTCTACCCAACTCCAGTTCGTGCCTAATACCTCATTATATGGCTTAATCCAGCGACTTGGTATTTGAGAATCAAAAGCCTTACGCATAATTATTCTATCGTGGTTTCCAATGCATACGTCAGCTACCGGAAACTCATCAGCCCACTTAGATATTTGCTCAACAGCAAAGTCAAGTTCATATCCTCCACCCATACCATCTGGGTCGGTGGCGTGAAAAGATGAGTAGTGATTGTCTATGATGTCACCTATAAATATAACTTGGTTGCAGTTATACTTTGCGTAGGTCTTTTTACAGAAATCAAAGTAACCATCAAGCTCAAATGGAGCGTGTATATCTCCTACCACTAGGATTCTTCTTTCGTCTTTAACTAAATTCTCGTAGGCAAATCTTTTATTACCACTAAGACGTGGTCTTGATTCTTTATATGTCATCTTGAACTGAGTCTGATAGCCCCTTTAGCTTCCTTATAAGAGCATTTGTTTCTAGTTTTAATCGGTTATACTCACTGTCTACTAAACATTCGTAGATTTCATTTGATAGTGAGTGAATTTCATCCATTAAAAAGTTAATGTTCTGAAGTCTTTTGTTTTCTAAAGGGCTTAGTTTCATAGGTCTATTACATGTAAGAAAGATAGTCCGGTCAGATAGTCTATATCTTTTATAGCTCTATATATTTTTTTGGACTTTTTTTTGGCTTCCTCCTTATCAGCTTTTGTAGACTCACTACCTAGATTACAATATATGTCTGCATCAATTCTAAGTAATTCATCTACTTTTTGCCTATCGCTCCAAGTTTTAAAGTTTGTTATTTTTTCTATGTCTTTTATTGTATATATCATCCTCTATATATTTCAGTAAATAATCCGTGTTCTGATAATTCTTTTATTCTATACTGTTGAAGCTTTGACACTACTCCTTTTGGAGTCTTAACCTCACTAAACAAAACCCCCGAGTCAGGTGGTATAGCCACTAGGTCGGGGATTCCATTCTTGTTAGTTTTGATTAGTTTAATTACGTAATAACCCTCAGACTCAAGCTGCTTTATTCTCTTTGCTTGTATCTGCTGCTCAGTCATTACTCAGTCTTGTTAGATACCCAGTTAGTTCCTGTCTTCTCTTTATGGAAAGCTATTTCTATTTCAATATAATCCTTTGCCTTGTACAAGTCTTGTATAGGGTCTTTTGTTTTTACACCTGCCCTGACAAGATACTTGATTGCATTGCCTTTATTGAAGTTGATATTGTAATCTTGTATGAAGTCTATGACATCATAGTCTCCAGTAGCTTCGTAGTGAATCTGTGTTCCACGCATAGTATTTTATTTTATTCCCAGTAATCATTTACCTGGTCAGCTGCCCATATTGTTTTTGTTAGGGCTTTCACCTCTTCCATAAACTCCATGAAATTAACCTCATCTCTCATTTCTACTGAGTATTTTGAGTTGTATGTCTTTATTGATATCTTCATAACTATACAAATATATAAATTAATTTAGTTTCTTGTTGTTTTTTAAAACATTTTTATCATTGCCTCTAATCTTTCTTTGACAATTTCAGTCTTATCAATCGGTATTTTACATATTATGTCGTGAAATACACTAGTGATAATAACTTTTTTTTCTAAATCTTTTATTTTTTTATTTAAGATTTCACTATCATTCTCAAGTTGTTCAATTTTATTTGAAAATTTAACAAAGTCATATTCTTCAATTTCTTTTTCCTCATTTATTTTTATGTATTGATTCTTTAAATTTTCAAATTGAATAATTGATTCCTTGTACTTTTTACTTCTTATATAAAAAACATAGTGAAGATTATTTATATAGTGTATCACTGTAGCATGGTCTCTGTTTATTTGCCTTCCTATACTTGACTTAGACTCAAAAGAATTATTCCAAGACAAGAAAGCAAATAGTGCTCTTGCTTCCACGTAGTATTCTTTTTTTGTATTATACTTTATTTCTATATTGTATATATCCTCTACATACTTATGTATTAACTCAAGAGGTATTTCTTTTAAAAAACCTTTCATATCTTATCTATTAAATGAATATCCTAGCCTTGCTTTTACCATTACATCTATTACTTTTTTCTTGTTATGGTAGCCGTCCAATTCCTTATAAACTACTTTCTTTATTTCTTCTTCTTCAATTATAATTCTTTTTCCTTTTTTATTTTCTTTCTCAACTATTAAGTCGCAGTACACAATCTCATGTTGATTTATTTCTGATGATTTGTATTTCATATTGATAGTTTTTTTATATCCCAATTAATTCCAATCTTATTTAAAACAGAGGTAAGTAGTTCAGGTTGAACACTTGTCCATTTGCCTTTGCTGTAAGCCTTTGATACGTAGCACTCTACCAAAGGTATATCTTTAGTGTCATTTTTAAAAGAATGATTCACAAATAATACGATACTTTTTTCAGTGTGCCAACTATCACAAATTCTTTCAAGTAATAACCTTTGTCCGATAGGCATGTCGTTGCCCTCTCGTTTGACCTCCATTAATATGAGTGCTTCATTATTAAACTCCAACACAGCGTCAATATCGCTTGGGTGTATCTTTCCGTTTTGTATGCCGCTAAAATCAATGGTTTGCTTGACTTGATTACTATTTCTTATTAAAGTCATTCTTAAAATGTTTAAGTGTGTAGTCTTTCTTCTTAGTGACAGCCTTGTATATATCTGACTCTATGCCTCCTTTGGAGAATATCCAATACACATCATTTTCTAATCTGTCTTTTGTAGTCATACGGTCTTTTGCTTGCCAGTAGCTGGTAGCACTAAAGTCAATATTATAGAAGACAATATAGTCAGCATTACGAAGGCTTATGCCTTCACGCCCACTCACAATCTGAAGAGCTATAATCTTGTGACTTCCACTATCAAACTCCTGAAGGGTAGTGCAAAGCTCCTCTCCAAGGACTTGCTTTAAAGCCTCAAGTTCTTGCTTAAACTTATAGAATATACCGAGCTTCTTATCTTTAAAGTGATACGCTATAAACTCAGCCTTACTAGTGTCTAATATCATTGAGTTTCCACTCTCAAATTTAATTGTACCAGAAAAAATCTGGTGAAGTTTCATCATTAACTTAACCGGAGTGTCTGCTAGTATTACCTCATCTTTACCTTGAACTACAAGCTCTTTTTGCAATTTTTTTGCAATGTCGTATGTCTGTTGCATCATGTCAACATAAAGCACATTCTCGGTTGTCTTTGTTATAAATCCAGCTTCTTTCTGTGTAAAGTTTATTGTGTATGGCTGCATAGCTTGAATTATCTCAGGCTTACCATCTGAATAATCTTTTATATTCATACCGTTAATCGGCCTACTCTTTACGTTTACATAGTCATCGCAGAATCTATAGAAGTTAGCATACTTACTAAATGGGTTGTACTTTATTCCGTACACTTGGTGGTACATTTGACTATATGACTCAGGAGTTGGCGTACCAGACAATAGGATTACATAGGGGTTGTCTTTTTTTAACATCTCCTTTACCTGCTTAGCACGTTTACTTGGCTTAGGTGCAGCACCCATTGAGTGCGATTCATCTAACACCACAAGGTCAAACTCACCTTCTATCTTATGTAGGCTTTCATAGTTTACGATTGTTAAGTCAAAATATGAGTCCATTAAATCATAGTCATTTTGTATGCTTGAGATTGCTTTCTTTTTTGTTACAAACAAAACATTCTTTATATCAGTCATTTTGTTGGCTATGCCAAGGGAGGTCAGAGTCTTGCCTGTCCTAACCTCCATGGCTAAATAAACAAAATTATGCTCATTTAATATATCACAAGCCTTAACTATAATATCAATTTGATAGTCTCTGTATGTTATCATATTTCTATCTTCTGTTGTTCATTTTTCTTTTTAATTATAATCCATCTACCACCAGTATCACGGCCTTCTTCAGGAACAATACCCTCTTTGTACAAGCAGTAAGCTATAAGCCACTTATAAAACTTAGTCCTTGATATTGTCATCTTTGAGTTTGGTCTGTAGTCTGGGTACTCTTGAATAAAATCAAGATACAGCTCTTGCTTATACATCTTCTCGTCAATATTAAGGTTCTTGTTATGCTCATGTCCCTCAATAAGACCACACCATTCAATGAAATCATGAGAAGTTTCTGCCGATAGCTGTCTAATCTTTAAGTTCACAAACTTACTTTTCTTCAGTCCTGAGTGTAGATAGCTCTGAAGACATCCAATCATATAGTTGTCAAACTGACACCATTCATTGTCGTTCCAATCACCGAACATTAGTTTTTTAAACTCATCTAATGGCGTGTATGATTTGTTGTAGTGTTGGTGTAGCTCTAGCTCCCACTTACGCCTAGCGAATGAATTTCCAGCTCCTTTAATTGCATAGTTAGTTGTTATAGCAATCTTTGGAGACTTACTAAATGGTATCTTGATAGCATCTTTATTCTTCTTCTCAAGAGTAAGGCCCTCTGTTACCACGCTAAATAATCTCTCAAAATCAAAGTACTTCTTGACATCATCAAAGCATAGTATCTGGGTGTCTGCTGACACCAACTGATATGCAAATGCTCGCTCAAATGTAAATGATTTTCCATCGATTGTCACTAACTTTTTCATCTTAGATAGTGCATTCATAAACAAACCCTTTCCAGTTCCCCCTTCAGGGTTGTCGCTTATTACCTCATCGTTTAGTATTACTGCTGGGCAATAGGATAGGTTCTTGTGTGCATGTAATAAGAAGCCAATGGTACTCTCCGTTGATATTGTTCTGTTATCATCTTTACCGCATATATTATTAATAAATGTTTTGTAGTCGCAGTTAGTTACCTCACATATCTGAAAGTTCCTGTCTATCACATGGTCTTTCCATACATAACCGCCAAGGTCAAGGTAATCAATAGGCGCTATCTCATTTTTAGTAATACGAACAGCACAATTTAAGTAGTAAAGATATGCAGTATCTTTCTTGTCCTCAATAAAGTATATATCAATAGTTGATAAGAGCGTAAGAAACTCCTCTTTGAATAGTCTTGTTTGGTCTGCAAAGTAGTTGTAGATACTAATATCATCAAGAACAATTAAGTAGTTTAGAATAAAATCTTTTATCTCTTTCTCTGATGTATGGTCAATAAGGTTATTAGTAACCCTTACAAAGACATAGTTTTTACCACCCTCTGGACAGTACTTATAAAAACCATTGTCTTCTAGAAATTGCTTGAAAAGTATATGTACTATTTTTATTGCACCTTTGTCACTCTTATTCCAAAATGAAGCATTTAAGTTCTCCTCTTCTGCTTTGTATAGAACGCTGTCAATGACGTCAGGGCTGAGGTTGTACTCCTCAAGCTCTTGCTTTACCTCTTTCTTGGATGCTCCTCTGCGTAAGCTCTGTTTAATTTGGTTTATCTTCTCCTCATCCTCATAGTACTTTGTGCCAAAGTTTTGTGCATTTGAGTAAGCTGAGTTAATGGTCTGTGCTATCTCAGATAAAGGAAAGTCACTTGTTTGGTATTGGTTTAGGACATACCCTGCAAGGCTCTTGTTTATTCCATAGTCATTGAAGGCAGCAGCTAATACATACACATTTGCGTTTCTTTTACCCTCAACCATTGGGTATTTTTTATTCCACCACTTAACAAGTATCTCAACCACCTTATTCTCGTCTGTTATTGGTATGGTAGGAGCGTCTCTGTGCGAAACCACCTCTTTATACTCTAAGTCCTCAATCTCACTCCATATTGATGAGTTTAAGTTCACGTATATAAGTGGGTCATACGATTCGTAACATACTCTGCTTATATTCTTACTTGTGGTGTCAAAATACTTTGAGTTAAAGTGCTTCTCTAAAGAGTTAAAATAGTTTACGTGGTTGTCAATGTCCTTTGGTATTTTAACAAGGGCTTTTAAGCCATTGCCTGAAGGAGATATAAATACCGAATATACATACTTGTCTCTTGTTAGGTTCTCTTTTTCTTGCAGAAGGTATTTCTGTTTATCGTAACCATCGAAGTCCAAGCAGATGATACCAGAGTGCTCAATAATAGAAGCATCACTTCTTTTATTAAACTTACCACTAAAACAAATTGCCGGAAGTTGTTTCTTAATTTCATTTCGTTCTGTTTTATTTTTTTCGCTTCTAATGTTCTTTACGATGTCTTTACTTGCTCCTTCCTTGATTCTGTCAAGGATTACATGAACATCTTTATGGAACGGAGTAGCTGTTTCTCGTATGTTTTTAAAGATTGTGACGATTTCTGTCATTTTTATGTCGATTTTAGGGTCGTTTTTTGCTCTTGAAAGTATTGAGTTTATTGAAAAGTGTCGATTATGTCAATTTTTTAATCCACCTACAGGAAAAAATAATAATAATAAATATATATTTTATATAAGAGTATAGGGAAGGAGAAAATCGACATTTCGACATGCCAAAAAAAGAGGGCTGTTACACCCTCTTGGTTTATCTTTGTCATAATTTACCTAGAAAGGTAAGTCATCTTTTACTGGGCCTGGCGATAAAACCTCGGCGTTGGCTACTGGGATGGCTTTTGCGGCATCTTGATTAGGTTCCCATGTATCGAGCTCAATATAAAATTTGCCTCCCTTAGACTGCTTTATATTGGTGTTTACCCATCCACCCTTGGCATAGTCATCCAAGAATTGTTTGGCTTCCACCACGTTCATTGATAATTTTCCGACTACAAAGTCAGGGGCTTTCTCATTTTTCTTAAAAATAAAGCCGTTTGCAAAAATTGGGTCATTCATAATATTAAAGTGTTAAATTAATTAAATAGTCTTCGATGTTCTCTTTTGATTCTTGTGAATAGAACTTGTTATATATTTTTACCGCTGCGGCCACCTTAGCCTCTCCTGAAGCCACGAACTCTTCCGAGACAGGATAAACACCCATGTCATAATAAATATTGCCTCTACGGTCTTCTTTTGCGTTCTTGTCAATTACAAAAAACACCATAGGCTTACCAAAAATTGTTTGGTATATGTATGCTTGACTGTCATAGTTGTAATTATATGCAGACCACTTGAATTTTTTAATGTCACTTGTGGTTTTGATGTCAATTACAATATCACCTACTATTCTATCTGCCTTGGCTTTGAATAGCACTCCGTTAATCTCTTTTATTCCCGGCACTTCATTCTCTCCTTCTCTACCTATTACGTTATCAAAAAAGAATAGATTTGATTTAGCGTATTTAGTCATTGAGTGTATTGCATTGTACTCATGCTCAAGCATAGCAAATTCAATATTATTCTCTAATAGAAACTCTTTATATACTTTAGTGGTTCTTGTGGAAACTCCTACATAAGTAAATTTGACAGCCTTATCAGGCTCAAGCATAAGCTGGTGAAAAAGTCTGCCGTTGGCAAAATTTGCGTTGTCTTTCTTTCTTACACGGAATTGTCTTGGGTCTGTAAGTAGTGTACCTATGTCTGAATTTGACAGATACTTCTGACCAATTTCTCCATAGTAATTCTCATCTATTTTTAATAGCTCTATGTCTTTCATTATAATGATTTTTTAAGCTCAGTTTTAACTTCTGATGTTACTTTATATTTTTTAGATAGTGTTCCAACAATAACCTCAAGACCTTGTGATTTATTGGCTACTACATATTTTAAAACCTTGTCCCAATTATCATCTCCTATGTCAAGGGTAATATTAGTTGGTGTTTTATCGGGTGTTGCTCCCTTGTTGGCAGTTGCTGCTGTATCCGCTGACTCAGGTAGGTCATCTCCAGCATATATATAGTGTCCAAGACCGAACATTGCTAGGTTTTTTACTAGGCATCTCATAATTGTTTTGTTGATATCAAACATTGTGGCTGCCTCTACTTGCTTGTCTCCATATCTTGTTTGAAAAGTATATGGCTCTGATTTCATTGCCTTGTTTGCTCCGTTCATCACTGGAAGCCACATCTCAAGAGTTTCTCCCTCTATATTTACATAAGTTGAGCACATATACCCTAAGTTTTTGTCCTCAATGTAAGGCTGTCCGGTCTCGGGGTGTTTGTATATACCATAGGTAGCACTTGGGTATGCTTTCTTTACTTCTGCCCAAGCCCAAGCCCAAGGCAGGTAAGTTAGTTTGTCTTTTTGCTCAACCTTGTCATTGACATTGATTGATGATAGTGTTTCAAATACTGATTTACTCATGTTGATTTAATTTTTGTGTTAATTTAAAATAGTTTTTGATTGTTCTGTTTTTGTTATCTTTAAGTAATTGCAGTTGAGTTGGATTGTTCTTACCATTAAGCTCATCTACAATTTTTCTCTCTATTTTTTTTAGCTTGTCCCTATAAACATCAAGCCTTACTTTATATACTCCAACACGCCAACCTTTTTGAAATTCAACATATTGGCTCTCGGTTAGTTCTTTGTATCTGTCTCCTCCTACTGCCGTATCGTATATTGAAATGGCTTGTGTTTTTATTTCCTTAATTATTTTAATTCCGTAAAGCAATCTTGATTCGGAAACCTCGGTGTCAAGTTTGACTGAATTAGAGTCTAATTTTGCTTGGATAAAAATGTCGTCTATAATCATCTGTAAAATTAATTTATTTTTTTTATTTTAACATCATTCCACTTACCTAATTTAATTTTTTTGTTGACTAAAAAATCAATTCTATCAGTAAAACGCTTATTCATTCTGTCTTCAATAGTCCATACTCCGTTCATTTTACCAGCATTTGTAACACAAACTTTCGTTCCCATTTTAAATCCTAACGCCTCAAGATTGCGTGATACCGCTATTATTCGGTGGCTCATTGGTCTTTCAAGATTAATTACAAAGCCACTTGCGGTAATATCTGGTGTATCATCTGTCTGCCCAGCTACTGCATGGTAGATTGTTGCAGTTACTATGTATATTATTATTACTATGTTTTTCATAACTTAAATAATTCGTAGTTTGAATTTTGTGTCTTAAACTTTATATAATCCTCTCTTTGTTCTACTATCTCAGTAATCATAGTTGTTTGCCAAGTAAAATATTGATTAAATGGAGACATAATTAAGGAATAACCTACCTTTGGTTGTGGGTGGTCTGCTTTAAAAAAATTATCCTCATTCCATTCTACCCACTTTATATCCTTAGATTGTTTGGTTAATCCATCTCTTTCTCTAACCAGTTTCCAATTAAGTTGGTTTTTATCAATTCCCATTAGTTCTGCTTGTAATGGGTCTAAATGCATATTTCCTTCTTCATCAAAGTTAACTAATATTTTTGGTTGTGCACCTCCTATCATATATCTAAGTTTACATTGTTGTCATCAAGTACATCTAGAAGATATTCTCTACACTCGACATATATACCTAGTTGTTCATCTGTTATATTATCAGGTGTGTGTTTAAGTATTTGACGTAACAATTTATCATATTCCCTTAGAGCTGTATACATTTTACCTGCATCGTTTGCTAGGTTAAAATCAAATTGGTCTTCTGGTAAATTAAATTCTAATATTGCTTTCATATTTTGTAAATTAAATTCTAATATTGCTTTCGTACTAATCCCACCATCGTTGAATATTATGTTCTATAAAATCCCAAAGTAGTTTATGGGCTCTCTTTTGTTTATCGTTACCGATGATAGCCATTTGATGTCTTACCTCATCTATCTCTTTCTGATGTTTATCATCTACTGCTAATTCGTTTCTAAGTTTTAGTTTATACGCAGGGTTATCACCATATTCAGGTTTCTCATTTAACTCCACAAAATCAAAATGAGTTTCACCATACATTTTATCAACCATATCCATATACTCCATTGAGTATTCATCTTCATATACTTTATCCATTAACCTAATGGCAGTTCTAATCTTCTGTGCATTGGTTTTAGCTGATATAGTCCATGCCTTATCAGATTCTAAATAATTGGCTGTCCTTATTAACTGATGTTTGAATAACTCTATAGCATATCCATAATCAAAATCATACCCTTTCCAAAGAATTGGTAAGAAATCGATTACTCTTTTTATCTGTCTATATTTTCTTTTGAACCAGTACATTATTCTGTAATAATTAAATAACCTTTACCATTTGACTTAAACTCCTTAATAGTTTTACCCATTATTTCCATACCTTCTGTTAGGTAAGGTCCTCCTGAAGGATCTACCATATTAATAATTCCAGTTCTTGATGTGATTAGTTTAGCGTACTTTCTATCCTCTAAAACATAAGATTCTTTTTCATTATCGTATGCATGAACTAACTCTCTAAATTGTTCTAACGAAATACCTCCTCCAGTATCTCTAGTGTATTCAAAGAAGGCCTGGGTATAATCGTTTGGAAAGCCAAACCTACTATATTCAAAATCACCTTCCCATAAGATGTTTCCATCGTCTAGGAGAGTAAATACAAATTCATCTCCATATCGGTTGGTCATAGTTTCTTTAGTAATCTCGCTAGTAACTTTCATTATAGTTCTTGGATTTGTTTTAATACTTTTCCGACATCTCCTTCGTCTAACCATCCCATTACATCATCAGTAATGTCGTTGTTAGAATCTATGTAACCATCTTTTAATACGGCGAGTTCAAATAGACCACTTTGACCTCCATATGAATGTTCGTACCTTACTACTGAAGCACCCCAACCATTATCAAATTCGATGGTTGCTTGTACTCCGTTTTTGTCTGCGGGGTGTTTTTCAAATACTAAATCTTCAAATGTTTTCATAACCTTTATTTTAATAATTAACTTCTAATTCTAATTGTTTTTCATCGTTATCTTGCTCTGAATATAAATTCAAGTTCAAATAATCACCATACATTGAATAATCTCCAATATAAGAAAAATTATTGATGGAATCTGAATCCCAACTGAGACAAAACTCGTATTCTTCTTTAGTAAGATACAATTTTGAGCAAGTTAGCATTTGGAATCTGTCTAACTCTAATTCTGCGAAGTAAATTTCCCTTTCTGATGTCATAACCTTTATATGTTTTTAATTTCAACACGTAAATATACGAATAATATCTCAGGTAGCCTAGTTTTTTGCCGGTCTTCCTCGCCTTTTTCCTGGGTAAGGCATATGAACTGTTCGATACTTATCTTCCATATAGTAATAGAAATCGAGTAGAGTACCATCAAATCCAGCCATTTCCTCTCTAACCTGATCTATATCGCATCTAAAATTGCGAACAAATTCAGTAGTGAGTGTTTCGAGTTTTTCGTTTTCTTCTTTCTCGAAATCCTCTAACAAACGTTTTCTGCGTGTTCTAAGCAATGAGGATTCTTCAACATAACGTCCCGAATCGTTTTTGTATAATTCGTGCATATCGTTTATATCATGTTCTACCCACATTGCTTGATATTTGTAGTGTGGATAATCAAAATCACCATTCATAATACGATCGCGAAATGGAGATCGATTGTGGAGTTTTTCTTTAGGATCGTCGTACATTCTCCACCAGCGGAACCTGTTGTATTTAAGTTTGCGTAGTTTAGAGAATTTTTGTTGTAGGTCTTCCCTACTTAGTGATAAGTGGTAAACCATGTTTCTTTAGATAAGGATTAACAAATTCCGGTCTATTACCTACTAATACCTCTTTGATAACAGCTTTTGCTGATATGCCAGGTATAACGTAGTTACAATCTAATAAATCGTCAATTGATCTATTACGGACTGTTTTTACTTTGGTTTGGGCATTCGAGTTTTTCGAAGTTGCAAAAATAATTGTAATTGGAGTTTTTGGACCATTTGAGGGTCTTCCTTTATTAGCCATAACCTTTGATTTTATTATTATATCGTAAATATACGAAAGGCTACTTGGGTAGCCAAACTAGTCTTCAATTAAAGTAGATTCTTCATCAGGGGTACTTACTGTATCCCAATCATCGGTATCCATGTAATGATAAGGGGAAGGCATCCCGCTGTATTCGCACCATTCTTTTTCTTTCATAACTTTCCTTGTATATTTTCCTTTTTAATAGGATATTTATGACTTCCATCATTAATAAAGTATCGTTTTTCTTGATCTACACCATAAGATAGGGGACGAATTTCCTCTATAACTCCTATTAAAGGTTCACTTAAAAAATCAAAATTTACTTTATCACCTACTTTTAGTTTCATAACTTATCATTTGATATAAATATAATAAAAATAATGGGGTTGTCCGACAAAATACGTGGATGTCATATGACGCTTTATTATATTAATATGACGTTAAAATGACGTTAATATTTATAAATGATAACTAAAACTATGTACTATGAAGAAATTACTATTAGTAGCAATGTTGTTAGTGAGTACATTAACCTTTGCACACGAGCGTACTCGTGAAGAAAGAAAAGAAATGTATGATGTTATCCGAACACAATTAGATGAGGGTAAAATCAACGTTCAAACTGCACAAAAAATGTGGCAAGCATATCTTAAATGCTGCAAATAAAAAAGGGCGCTATTGCGCCCTATTTTTTTCTATTTTATTAGATTTGGATCTATTTTCAAATATAGACATAGGTTGACAGTTTGTGTAATGGAAACTTCCTGATTTACTGAGGGGGATAATATGGTCTATTTCCCAGTATTTTCCTCTACCATAATTTTCCCATGTCATTTTAGGATTAAATTGAGACTCGATATGGTTAATAAATGTGGGCCAGTCGCATCCTAAGTAATTTAAAGTAGTTCCCTTTTTAGTCTTTATAAATTTTTTTAACCTTACATTAATGTGAGATCTAATATTAGCTTTAAACTTTAAAATAGGGTCAGATTTATATTTTTCCTTAAGATAGGCTTTATTATACTCTAATATATAATCTTTATTAGATTGGTTCCATTGACGATTATATTTTTTTATTTTACCTCGTCTTTTATCTTTATAAGCTTTATGTCTTTGGGCTAAACAATTTTTACATTCAGCACTTTTACCATAAAGTCCTTGTTTCAAGTTAGCAAATTCTTCTATAGGTTTAAAAACTCCACATTTTTTACAATTTTTTTCCATGGTTATAAATATGGGGGGGTATGAGCTTCCTACAAACTATCCTTCACAACTGACACATTGGTCAGTACGGCTTCCTAAATCTCCTTTAATTACACTATCTGTTCTAAGATAATATAGAGTTTTAATTCCCAATTTCCATGCTTCAAAGTGTACTTGATTTATAAATTTTGGTGAATCTGAGGGGTCAAACGATAAGTTTAATGATTGAGTTTGGTCAATATATCTTTGTCTAATTGCTGCTTGTCTAACTAATTCTAATTGGTTAATTTCAGGGAATGTTAAGTATATTTCCTTTTCATCAGGGGTTAAAACGTTATCAGGTAATCCCATAACACTTCCTCCATCAGATAACATTTGATCCCACCATTTGTCTTTATTTTCTCCTTTGGATTCTAATAAAGTTTCTAATGATTTATTTTTGCGAATAAATGTACCTTTAGCACCGTTAAATGTGTAGATATTAGCGGGTAACGGCTCAATACCGGCCGATATACCACCAGTTATAACGCTATTCGATACAGTAGGAGCAACCGCTAATAAGTGCGTATTTCGCATTCCAGTACCTTTACACCATGTTGGCTCTCCGTATTCTACAGCTAATTGTCTTGAGGCAGTTTCTGCTTTGATTTTAAGATCTGAAAATATATTGTGAGTATAAGCAGTAGATGCTATTGAGTTAAATGGCATATTTTTCTGTTGAAGATATGTGTGCCATCCCATTACACCTAAACCTAATGCTCTACCTTTTCTAGCATGATTGTGTGTTCTTTTCATGCTTTCAGTACCGTTTGTTTTGTCAATGAACTCTTGCATTACTCCATCTAGGAAGTAGGTAGCCATTTGTACAGTGTCTGTGTCTTTCCACTCGTCATATTTAGCTAAATTCAATGAAGATAAACAACAAATAAACGAATGTTCTTCATCGGTATGTAATGTTATTTCAGTACAAATGTTTGTCATAGTGACATCCAAATTGTTCATCATGTAAGCAATAGGATTTGCTTTGTTAACATTATCCTTAAACATAATGTAAGGCTCTCCGGTTTCCATTCTAGCTTTTAGAATTTTAGCCCATCTGTTCATGGAATCTGAATCGCGAGATTCAAGTTTTCTCATGAATGCATCATCTACTACAACACATTGATGTAGGTTCAAACATTGTCTGTTAGGATCACCCTTGGGACGGCGAATTTCTAAGAACTCGTCAATGTCTCCATGGTTTATATCCAAATTCACTGAAGCAGCTCCACGTCTTACACTACCCTGATTAGTAGCAATGATAGAAGAATCATAGATTTTGGCCCAAGGCACAATTCCTTCACTTTTACCATTCCCTTTAATCTCTAAGCCTCTTTTTCTAATACGAGATAAGCTAATTCCAACACCACCTCCAACGGAAGTAAGTTTCATTAGTTCGGCATTTGTTAAGCCGATTCCTCGAATTGAATCAGGTGTATCTACTCCAAAACATGAGATAGGTAATCCTCTATCTGTTCCCATGTTGGAAAGAACTGGGGAAGCTAAACCTAACCAACCATTCCAAATAATTTTAAAAAACTTGTTTTCTAAATCTGGTCGATTAAGTCTAGTGGCAGCAGCGTGGGCTACTCTCCGATATGCTTTTTTAGGTGTTTCTCCTGGTAGGAGATATCCTTTTGAAATTGTTGCTAATGATATTTCGTCGAAAAACTCAGGATAATCTTTACCTCTTTCCCAACTTGCTACGTCTGCTATTAAATCGTTATTATCCATATCTTAAAATAAACTGTCGGCATCCCAGTTTTGGGCTCCCTTACTATAATTTGTAACTCTATTTGCGAAGAAATCTGTGTGTTGTTTACCACCTGATAAACTATCAAACCATTTCATTCTTTTTATTGCGGTTTTATCTATGTCGTTTACGATTGCTCCATATCCTAAATCACCCATTTTAGTGTTTACTCTATGTTTAATAAATGATACAAGATCGTATTTTGGACATCCTTCTAAATCTCCCATTTCATATACTCTATCAATAAAATCTAATTCTAATTTTAATGACAAACGAGCTGCTTCTTCAATATCGGCTCTTAATTTAGGTGTGTTTAGTTCTGGTTTTTCATCTAATAGTGTTCTGAATAACCAGCATCCAGCGTTTGAATGTAATGATTCGTCTCTGATGCTCCACTCTACTATTTGCCCTACTCCTTTTAATTTGTTTTGTAGTTTAAATGAAAGTAAAACTGCGAATGAAGAGAATAAATTTACACCTTCTGTAAAGGCAGAAAATATAGCTAATGACTTTGCTCTAGCACTCCAGTCAGGTGTTCCATCGTGGCTATC